TTCATCAAACGCATCAGCTAACTTTCTAAAGCTAAAATTTGATGTTGCCTTGGTTGTGATTGCCATACATTACTCCTCTTCTTGTGGTAGGTACTCTCCTTCAGTAGACATAGCCTGTAAATGCTTATCTTCCATAGCTTCTCTATTTTTTAGGATGATAGCTTTGGCTTGCTCTTCTGTTAAGTCTTGATTTGACTCCATAAGTAGCCCTACTTCGTCTATCATGTGATGTTTAAGTCTATGCTCATCCATCAATATCTGATCTTGTACTGTTTTAGGGTACTCAGGCTCATTGAAATCTAAGGATAATTCACTCGGTAATGCAACATTGTTGTAAGAAGCGATTGCTTTCTCGATTTCGTACATATCATGCTCATACATATTCCATAGCTCTAAATCGTCTTGGTAATCTTCAAAACGCTCTAAATCTTTAATCTTGAGTGCAATTCCTGATGGAGTTTCTCCACCATCTTGAGCAAACTGCACATATAGATGGTTATTCTGAGCAACTAAGTCCAACTGGAATTTAACAGACTCAATTACTGCATTAATATCACCTTCAGGAGCAGCAATACCAAAAGTAGAGCCTTCAGGCAAGTCAAGTATTGTATCGCTCCCTGCTCGTTCTAATTTCTTATCCCCATACATACCTGTAATGAATGGTTGCCCAAACATTTGGAATCTCAAGCCTAATTGAAGCTCTGTCATGGTTATATTTACCTGCTCATTGCAGCCGATAATATCATTTGCACCCTCAACAAAGAAAGAATCAACCTGCTCTTCTCTGTGAGTGAACACAAATGGGATAATTCCATATCCATGATTATATTCATTCATAATTACACCATCTTCATTGTAATGTATGTATCTTTCAGCATCCCAGTAAGCATATTGCAATTTTTCAGTAGAAGAAACATCATTTACATTCATTAAGATTGGGTAAGTAATAGCCTGTGGGGCAAAAGGATTCTCTCCAAGATGGACATCAAAGTAATAAACAGGTCTATAATCAAAGCAAGGCTTAGGAAGATCATCTCGATAGATAACTTGTGTAGCAACTGTACCTACAAGACGAGTCATTCGTTCAACGTGCTTCATTCTTGCATCTTTTTTACGAGTAAGATACGTATATGAGTCATTTACACTACGAGAAGCACCTACTGTATAGATTCTTGACATTTTATTGATGAATCTCTTGGTGAAATTTGCATTATACAAGGGGATTTCCCTAAAAGCATCAGCAGAAAAGTAGTCATCTATATATTTCTCTGTTTCTGTGCCTGTATAGTAATCAAGGAGCTTACGAATTTCATTTCTTCGTGCTTTTGCTTGGGCTAATTTGTAATCTGCTACTGACTCTTGTATTATTTGCTCTGGTGAAATCATCTTTTAATTACTCCAACCTCTCGTTGTCTTATAGGAAACCTGTTTAAGAAAAAATAACGCACCATATCCATACCATGGTCGTTTCTGCCATCTTTTATGGGTTCAGGCTTTAAATCTTTCCCATCGACTGCTTCAGGGTAACGATAGTTCTCGAAATCCTCTGCAAGTCCTGTACACTTACTGTGTAAATGCACAAATCTTTCACCCTGTGCATTTTCTATGAAACCTCTAACATGACTAATCCCTGATGCGATACTTCGAGATACTTTATCTCTTACACTTATGATTTGTATGCCATGCCTTCTAAATATTTCTATATCACCCATCCCTGACTGCCCTTGGGCTTGCATTCCTGCAGGATCACCATAGTATTCTCTCACATAATATGGCTTTGCCTTAATTTTTTCGATTAATTCATCAGTCTTGATGTTTTGCTCGTGTATAATCTCATCTATTATGTTTATATGCCAAAACCCTGCTACCCTGTAGACTTGAAACCAAGCAACTGCAGGCATTCTATACCCAAAGTCAATTGAGCAGAATGTGGGGAAGTTTGGGTTGTATGGGAAGTCACCTACGTCCAATGCTCTGTCAAATGAGTACACTCTGCCCTCAAATGACGTAAATTTGGCTGCATATTCCTGCTCATACAACTCTTTTGACATATTTCTCTTACGCTCAATGAGAAATTGGTCTTTTTTACCATCAGGGAACGCATATTGATTGTTCCAGGATGGAGCTTGGTGTGATTCCCATAAAGGGTCTGACTTTCCAAGCAAGAAAATCTTGTATATCCAATTATACCCTTCAGGGGTAGTTATGAATATTGCTTTCCCTTTCCTATCTGAAAGAGTGGGAGATAGATACATATCCCATATTCGCTTCTTAACCTTGGCTGCCTCATCTATAATGAGTAAGTCAAGACCTTCCCCTACAAGTGAATCAGGATTATCAGCAGACTTACCTTCTATTGTAGTCCCCCACTTAAATTTGATGAAACGCTCTTTTTCAGATGCACGTTCTATATCATTAGCTCGACCTACTACCATCTTTTGCCACACTTCTCTGAACATCAGATCTGCTTTATCATAAGATAGACCTACAAGCCATATCTTTTTATTTGGCTGAGATGCTATGTAAGTAGCCTCCATAGCTGATGCAGTCGTTTTACCAAATCGTCTGCCACATACCATAACAAAGAATCGTGCAGAGTCTTTTTCAGGGAAATGTAGCTTCAGTTGCCCTGTATGAGGTTTATACCCCATAAACTCGAACCATTCTTTTTTGTAATTTTCGTGTTTATTCATATAGGATTGAGATTCAATCTCAATAAACTTGCAATTAGCAAGTAAAGTAATTTAACTTACGCTACCTGTAAAATGCAAGATATTGTAGTTTACAAAATTTCAAACACAACATGGAGGGCAGTATGTCCGAAGAAACAAACCCAGTAGCTACTGAAGCAGTAAGTGAGGAAACTACTAACGAGGTTTCTACAGATTCGACCGATGTAGGAGCATTAATTGCAGAAAGCAAAAAGTATCGTAAAAGGTCGCAGGATGCTGAGGCTCGCCTGGCTAAACTTGAATCTGATTTAGAAAAGTCTGAACAGGCAAAGCTAAAAAAGAAAGAAGAGTACAAGACTCTTTATGAGCAGAATGAAGAAAAGATGAAATCTTTGACTGATAATGCTGATAAGTGGGCTAAATACGAAGAAGCAAAGCGTGAGGCTCTTTTAAGGAATGTTCCTGAAGATGAAAGAGAATCATTATCTAAATTAGATTTTGAAACTCTTGAGTATGTAACTAATAAAATTAATAGCGTTAAAGCTAATGCCCCTGAAGTTGCAGGCAATACAAGACAGCCTGAAAAAGCTATAGGTGATTGGACTAAGATGAGTCCAAATGACCTTAGAGATAATTGGGAAGCAATAGTTAAAAACGCTGAGAGTAAACAAACCAAATAATCCTACTTGAAGGCGTAAAGCAGTTGATAGAGGATAACATTAAAAAGGAGTCTTAAATGGCTTTTGCAGATATAACAACAGGTGCTAATTTTATACCTGAACTATGGGCTGAACCAATTTACAAATTCTACGAAAGAGCTAACAAGCTATCAAATTCTGTAGATGACTATAGTGCTTTAGTAAAAGGAGCAGGTGATACTGTTCATATTCCTAAGATTGCACTTAAAGCTGCAGTAGAAAAGGTAAAATCAACAATCGTTGATTTCTCAACTGCTGCAACGCAAGGTAAAGTAGATTTGGCTATTGATAAACATTATGTTGTTCCTGAATTATTTGAGGATATAGCATTAATTCAAGCTAATTCTGAGCTTATATCAAAATATACTAAAATGATGGGTGAATCTATTGCTCGTCAAGTAGAAACTGATATGTGGGCAGAGTTAGATGGCTTCCAAACACGAACAGATGTGAGTGCTAATAACACATTTGGTGTTGCTACTTTAGAGGCTGTTCTTGCTGCATTGTATGCTCAAGACCAAGACCCTAATGGATGCTCAATGGCTTTAAACAGCTTATTGATGGCAGACATTATGAATCCTTCAACAGGTGTAGGTTCTTATTTTGTAAGAGCAGATGCAAGTGGTGAGGGACAAGGGCTTAGAACAGGTGCAGTTGGCTTAATTTATGGAATGAATGTATTTCATACAGCAGCAGCTCCTACAGCTACTACTAATGACCTCGCAGTTGGAGCTGTTTATTCTCCTGATGCTTGTGTCTTCGCAGCACAACAAAGTGTAAGAGTGCAATCTCAATATGACATTGCATATCTTGGCACTAAGGTTACAGCAGATATAATCTATGGAATGAAGCTGATTGATGAATCAGGTGATTTACGAGGATTAAATCTTGTTAATCTTGGTTAATCTTAGCGATTGATTAAAATATAAGGGGTGGGGCAACTCACCCCTTATTCTAAAGGAGCGTTTATGATATATTTAAAGAATTTGAATGGTCAAGTAAAAGAGTACAAAGACCACGACACTAAAACAGTTAGCCATTTATTAGACTCAGGTAGGTGGACAAGAGTAAAAGGGTTGAAAGATTGGACTCCTTACGTTGCCCCCAAGAAAGCATCAAAGAAAGCCTCTAAGTGAGAAGTATTTGGGAAAATACAGCTACAGGCAAAAATAGAGTTGTTAGAAAGAAGGGTGACTTGACAGGTGCAGGGAAAGGTGATTGGTATAGAATTTCCCCTCAAGATAAGCAGTATATAAAGAATTACGATAAAATAGATTGGTCTAAATGAAAGACTTATTAGAAAGTATTAAGCACCACGAGGGATTTGTTGAACACGTTTATGACGATTCTCTTGGCATACCTACTATAGGGTATGGATTTGCAATAAAAGATTTAGTATTACAAGAAGATTTATGTGATGAGATCTTGCTTAGAAAACTTCGCATCTTAGGTAGAAGTGTTATGAGTAAGTTCCCATTCTTTGATAGCCTACCATCAGACTGTAAGACTGTTTTGATGGAGATGTGCTATCAATTAGGGGTTACAGGAGTGTCAAAGTTTAAGAAAGCCTTGAAAGCCATGGAAGATGGT